ACATCTGCTTGCTTCAATGCATCAAGAATAGTTTTAATGCTAGCATCAAATACAATGTTGTTAGCATGATCAGGGAACAACTGCTTCATGAACTCTACTTTAGTCTGAGAGTCCAGAGGATTTTTCTTTGCGTCCTGAGAGTGAGAGGGATAAACGTAATACTGTTCACCATCAGCAGTATCTGCAATGGTGTCTAAAAGTTTTGCGTGTCCAGCAGTTGGAGGATTGAAACGACCGAAACCAAGAGTGACTACCCCTCTAGTCTTTTCGACCTCCTGCTCAGGTTCGGCTTCTGGTGCAGCTTGTTGCGCTCCCTGATCATTGCCAGCAGGGGGTTCGTCGGGGAGTGCTTGTCTTGCTGCTGCTCCTGGTTTATCAGGATCTGTTCCAGCAGAGGGTCTCCTTCCACTGGAGAAAACCAATTTGCCATCGACTGTCCTCGCAACTACTTTACCGCTTGGATCTACCCAACCACCATGACCATCACCAGAAAGACCTAACCTCTTGGCTTGTCTGGCAGCTTGAGTAACACTTTCAGATAGAAATCTAGAAAAACTTTTCATTTATCCCAGGACTTCACAAGAGTAACATTGGCACGACGGAACTTATCATCTACTAGTTTGTAAGCACGATCATTGACGACAACATAACCCTCAGGATCACTGTGAACGAATCCACGATCAGTCTTCATGAAAGTGTCAATGGTGCGAACTTTATTCAGTTGATTTATGATGAGTTTCTTTACAGCACGAATATTGATGTAGGATGCTACCGTGAAATAGATAGCGTTCTCATTTGCTGCGATGAACTTGAGTCCATCAGTTTTCATCTGTAAATATTTAGCCTTTGCAGCACTGGACTTCTTAGACAGCATCTCCTCGTTCATGCGGGCAGCAAAGAAACGTGCGAAGTCAGCAGCAACTCCACGAGTATTGACAAGTGCCTTACCTTTACGGACTTCTTTGTTGAAGAACTGTTTGAACATAACAGACATGACGAAACGAGATTCACCAGTCTGACCCAGAAGATCAAGGAAAGAAGATGCCTGCTTGAGAGAACCGATGGTACGGTTGATCTGACTCATGAACTTCCTAGCTTCACCAGGGGTAAAGCGAGAAATACCAGAAGCATCAGTGAAGTTGGCACTAGCAACAAACACATCCCTGGTGCTGGTAATCTCAGGTGCTTCGTATGCGACTTGAGCAGTCTGGATAGAAGGACCAGCATAGGTAGTGTGGAACACAATACCCATCTTTGCAATCAGAACTTGCTTGGCAAGTGATGAGGAAAGAGGAACAGAGTATGTAACTGTATTAGGAGTGAAGGTGACAACCTTACCCTTACGGGTCAGTCCCAGTTGCAGGTCATCAGTGTAGAGAAGGTCACCCTGAACAATACCACTGATATTCAGTTGTGGAAGATATGCAAGACATGTCTTGAGTTTCTCTGCAAGAGCACCCTTGTACCAACCATCGATGTCAGCATCGGAGAAGCAGACCTTGGGATTGGTCTTGTTGAATACAGACTTGGTGCCGACAAAGAACTTGCCAGTCTGAGGGTCGGTGCCGCAAACAACAGCAGGAGCACCGTCCCACTTGGTGGTGATACCAAGATTACTCTGCTTACCTGACAGGAAACTACCAGCATCCTGAAGGACTTTGACCACATCCATACCACCGTCACTGCCACGGTTCAGGATCTCGTCTTCCAGGTGTTCGAGGTGGGTGTTTTTCATACCCATATTATACAGCGTATTCTGCTGGAGTAGGGAGGGAGTGGACACTTGTTTATCCGACCACCTTAAATGCAGGATCGAGGAAGTATAACGCATCATCATCACTCAGTTGATCTAGATCAAAATTACTTACTGATGGTTTTCTATCAATAAGAAGAGCAGTGGAAAATCTATACTTCCATGGTTCAGTTCTACTACCACTTGGCTTTCTTCTTATTCTTAGTTTCAGTGTACCATCAAATTTTTTCACACCAATGGTAGATAGTCCAGCTGGATCAGAAGACATATAATACAAACCATATCCACCAATTTGAATATAGTGTGTACTTTTAGTACCGTAATAACTGAATAGTGTTTGAACCTGTGGGGCATCACTACCTTTCAAAATAATATCTTTAAAATTTTCTCTGTCATAGTCAAGGTCTCTCTGCGACATATTTTGAGCTGGTCCAGTATGAGAATAAATTTTTGGTCTTCCAGCTGAACCCCATTCCCTCTGGACGATTCTAGGAACTCCCATAGCATTGAGGAGTGATCTCATCTGCCTACCCTCTGGACTATCTTGACCAGCAAGATACCAAGTTCCATCAGGTTTACACTTAAGTCCACTCTGACCAAAGTCAGCAGCAGTATCTAATTTAACTTCTAATTTTATTCTCTTCTTTGCTTTCGCTGGAGTTCCTCCAGCAGCATTAGATGATGGTGCTACCTCCAACATCAAATCTGGAAGATCATTAGCAGCTCCAGCAGGAACAAAAGATGGTGGAACTAAACCAATCTGTTTGTATTGGTAATACAGTTTATCTTCATACATGAATCCCCCACCACCAGACTTGAAGTAGTGAGCCATACCTTTGGCTTCGTACATATCATAATAGTCTGGATCAGAATTAGGTTCAGAGATTTCTCTAGGCATAAAAAAGAGGGACTATTCTTCCCTCTTATTTAGAGCAAATTTTCAGTATTGTATATGGGATTTTCATTTACTACTGCTTGAATCATTTTGGAATGTTCATCTACACACTTACCCCAGAGTTCTCTATATTCTTTTGCTTTTTCTTCATCTTTCAAACCAAACTTATAGTTATACCATTCTCTCCAAAGCGCAGCACACTTATCACTTTTTCTCTGTAGGTGTGGTTCCCTGTACATTGGAAAGATATTCCTTTTCTGATTGATAGGGATGCTTTTGTTTTGTCCAGATTTCATATCCTTCCATAATATCAGGTATTAACCACTGGTCCACACGGTAACAATATTTCCAATTGACTGGTTGAATGCAGTTCACCACGACGACTTGGAAAAATGCTACCACATGAATCCAGACCGTATACATTACTCTTCGTCGTCTAGAAAGTTTCCAAACAATCCACTGCTACCAGGTTCACGATTCTCTAGTTTATCTAGGATATCATCAGCGTGTTGCATTGTTGCAATCTGTTTGATCATGTCTGCAATTGCAGTGCAGACCATTGGACGTTCTTGCCTAGCAGCAAAGGAAAGAGCATTTCTCAGATGAGATTCTGCTTCTTCCAAACTAAATTTTACTGAATCAGACAGTGCCATCAGTTACTTCCTCCAGATGTTTTTCGATAGATTCTATCACTTCACGGACAACGACAATCCGATCAGGCACACACTTTGGATCTTGTGTGAATCCTTTCTGTGTTTCCACCAACGCTTCATGAACCAAGAAAGCTTGAATGGGTGAAAGTTCTAAGTTGAATGTAGTCATTTGCTATAAGTGTCGTAATTTAATTTATCATCAATTTTCTTTTGGTCTCTAGCATCATCGACCAGTTTAACTTTGTAAATGGTTTTACGAGCAAACTTTTGATCGAGTTTTAGTTTACCAAAATACAATGCTGCGATCCAAACGGTGAAAAGAAACCCGTCGAACCAAGTCATTGTGTTCCATGCTTCTACTGCAGCGTCCATCAGACATCTCCTTCTTTACGGTTTTCAGAATAGTGAGCATCAAACTCACCACCAGGATAACGTGCTTTGAGTTTATCAATATTCATCTGCACGATTTCATCAAGAGAGATATCAAGACCCATACATGCCTGCATAACATACCACATGATGTCACCCAGTTCACGCTTCAGGTGAAACAGGTTATCTTCGTTGACAGGTTTGCCTTGGAAAATAATCTTCTTAATGATTTCAGTAAACTCACCTGCCTCAGCACACATGCCTACAGAAGCAGTAAGCAATCGCTCGACAGGAAAGTTGTCTTTTTCGATGAGATCGACAACTCTTGCACCGAAATCGTAACTGTCTTTACTTTCTTTTGACGTGACGGCATTGACAAACTCTTTGTACTTTTCGTAATCAATCATGATAAGTGGGAATAAATGGTTCTTGTTGGGAATCAGGCAAGTATTTTTCTTGCTTTGGTTCTATAAGATCGGGGTGTGGAGCATAGAGTGGTCCTTCATAATCTCCTGCAAATTCAACTCCGTCCCAAGTAACAACTTCGCTAGTAGGGAGTTCTTTGGGGATTTCAATATCAACTACAGGACCCATCAAATGATTTGTGCTTTTCACATACTCTCTATTTTCAGGATCGTAACTGACCAGCATGATGGCATCACTTTCCCACCCACAATCAGCAATCTTCCTGCCATCTTTTTTTGAAATTACTGAGTAATAAACAGCAGGGTTATACTTTTTTAACATTAGAAGTTTAGTTTAGCAAACTTATCTTTAAGTGGTGTCTCTTCATTGTATTCGATTTCATCACCCCTGTCAAGGATATCATCTTGCGCTGATTGTTCACAATCATACAGACGCATCTTTGCCCTATCAATGCCAACAACAAATCTCTTGAAGACACTAAGGTCATTATAACGGTTTTTCAACTGTTTGACCATGATTTGATTTAGTCCTTCCAACTCCTCGGTGCTAATAAGGGCAAACATAAGATCAGCAGTAGCAGGGAGACCAAAGGACTCAGAAGTGTCAGTAAGGTCAACGTCACTGCTACTATAACCGCTACGAGTGGTCTGGGTGGCAGATATGATAGGGACCTCGGCTTCGCAAGCCAATCCTCTAAGCTCTTCTGCAATAGACTTAATATAGCTATATGAATTGACAGAACCAAGTTTGCTATAGCGGGAACTAGCACAAATATTGAGATAATCAATAAAAATGATGTCTGGTTTAAATGACCGCTTAAGTTGGAGTTCATTCAAAAGTGCTCTGAAGTGACCTTCATGAGCAGCAGCAGTAGGGTACTCTTTAATTATAAGAGTTCCCTGAGTCTTCTTGGTAAGGTTGGTTACCTTGCTTTCAAACATCTGTTTTGGAAGGTCACCAATATCCTGAATATTTACGTTAAGGAGATTAGCGTCAATTCGTTCTGCAATTTTTTCTTCAGCCATCTCAAGCGTGATATAAAGCACATTCTTCCCCTGTAGTAAGACGGAAGATGCGACATGGCACATAAAGAGACTCTTACCGACACCAGTGCCAGCCAAAGCAATGTTAAGAGTTTTATTCGGGAGACCACCCTTTGTAATCTTGTTAAAGAATTCGAGATCAAAGGGAATCTTGTCTTCTTTCTGGTGATAGAAATCATATCGTTCCTCATAATCTTCCAAGTAATCATGACCAACGTTGTTGTCAAAACAGACCGCTAAGGCATCCTGAAGAATTGTTGGGATAGCATCCCTACTCTTCTTCTCGTCACCACCATCCGCAATACGGATAGACTCCATCAATGCCAAATAAATGGCACGATCCTTACACCACTTCTCTGTACTATCAAGCAACCAACTCTGATTAATCTCTTGTGGAACTAGAAGACTTACAATCTTCAATGCATCAGAGTATTCATCCTGAGTCAAATCAGTTCTATTCTTAATCTCAATAGAAATAATTTCCTGAGATGGAAGCTTATCATATTTTGCAATGAACTGTGAGACCTCTTCAAACAAGACTCTCTCAATCCTATTGTCAAAATAATCTGGTTCAATATGAGGCAGAACCTTTCTCAGGTATTCTTCATTGTAAATCAGATTAGTAAGGATTGTACTTTCGATTCTGTCCTTCATAGGTAATGAAAATAACCACTAACGATATACTTGTCTCCGCTCACTGGGGGTAAACCAGAATGTGGAAACATCCAAAGAGGAGGAAATACGACCATTCTACCACTCTTTGGTTTGACGTGGTTCATGTCACCATTATAACCACTAAAGAGAGTTTCACCACCTTCATCAACATCATTCAGATAGATGAAGAAAGCGAGATATCTCTTGGCAGATTTGTAATCAGCAACGTCTACATGCTCATCAAATCTTTCCTTGCCACCAGGAACATATTTTTTTATGCGAAACATTTCCCAAGAATGTTTCTTTGGTAGAAACTTGATTCTTAGATCTTCTGCATACTTTTGAGTATGTTCTTTACATGCACTAGCAAGTTCTTTTGAGAATGGATGAGAAGCTCCAAGACTTTCTGTAAGATTATATTGAGTAAAAGTAGGAAGTCCTCCATGATCTACTGGATCATGAAAGACTTTATTTGCCTCAAAGAAACTAACTAGTTTCTTACAAAATTCTGTATCTAGAGCATCATCATATACTCTAACGTAATCAGACAGAAGCTCCATAAGCAAACTCCTTCTGTGCAGTTTCATCAAGTGCCTGCATTACTTCTGCAGTAAAATACTTTTCTGGTTCGGCAAGGATTTGTTTTGCATAGAGTTTCTTACCATCAATTTCATATCGTCCTGCGACGTTCTTCCAAAGTCCGCCAACCTCACCGAGTTCAAGAAGACCGTAATAACGATCAAGACCACGCTCATCGTAATAAAGACGCACTTCCACATCTTGGTTCTCCTTGCTCAGACGTGACTTAGCAGTCTTTGCCTTGATAATGTTTCCGACGATATCTGTTCCAACTTTTTCTTTTTTCTTGCTGAGATATATGATGGTAGAGGCAGCATACTTAAGACCACTACCACCACCCATCTCTTTAGTAGGAACATAAGAACCGATGACATCATAAGTGTGGTTCGTGACAATCATAGGTATGTTAGCCTGTCCCAACTTCAATGTCAACATACGAAAGGCACCTTTGACCAGTTGTGATTTTGTCATATCACGAACTTGCTTATCGTTCAGAG